GCTTTGTGCGCCAGGTCCGTGACGGGGTTGTTGATCTCCGCTCCACATTCACACGTTGCCATGTCTTGCTCCTAGTCCCTGATGCCCATCTGTCGCTTGACTGGATCAGGCAATCTTCGCACCAGTTCTTGCGTGTCTGAGATTCGCCCTATAGACCTAATGGCCGCCAGCCTACTTGCTTGATCTGCTCTTAACATGTTGTTGCACTTCTTCGCCGCCACACGAGATTGCACTTCCGACGCGCTGTATCCGTACCAGCGAAGCCACTCGATAGTTCCCGCCAGAAGGCCAAACATCCCATCGAGCAAGTCGGAGGTCTGCGGGTCGCGCTCTGCTTCTCGGCGCTCCGCTCGGCGGCCAAAACCTGTGCCGCTGTTAACTGCTCCATAGGCAGTCTCGTTGCCGATCTCTCTGAGCAGCAAGTCCTTCTCGTTGTCCCATTCCTCGTAGCCGAAACTGAGACTAGTCATAACTGTTCCTTCGTGATGACCGCACTATAGAGCCATCGCAGCCACCACGGAGCGCGTTTCATGCGCCCCTGAGTCTGCGCCACGATAGCCTGATGGTTATGCGTCAGGAAATTGGATGAACCTCTGTGGCTGCCTGTCACGCCATTTTTGCGCGGGTCAGGCATCCACCGCTCTGTGACGAGCATCTTATTCACTCGTTCGACGGTCTTCATCCAACGGTTCAGCGTCCAGTCTTCTCCCGCAATATGCAGGAGTTGTTCAGATCGCGTAAGGCCGATGTCCTGACCGCCGATCTGATACTTCGTGAGAGACATGGTGTCGTAACCAGTCTCTTCAACGGTCTTTGGGATTGTCGTCATACGGCGGCTCCTTTGCCATAGCACTGCGGGCAGGACAGGCCCCACGCTGGAAACGGAAACCTGTCCTGAATCTCCCATCTGTTTTGAGTCGATACCGCCACACGATGCTCCGTCTCACGGCCACTCGGCTACACGACGTGCAGTACTACTTCTACTCCAAGGCAAATGGGGTCATCCCCCCCTGAACCTTCCGCCGCCTTCTTGATCGCGATGCCGATGTAGTTGCCAGGCGCGATCAGCGAGTCGAATCCAGCAGTCACGTCCTTGCGGGCCAGGTCGTTCGCCGCGACGGTCAATGCCGCAGCCGAGATTCCGTCTGTGGTGGTTGACGTGGTTTCGTCGTCCACCCCACCGGATGCGTCGAAGGTGTACGTGTCAGACGTGTCCAACGCCGTACCCGTGCCGCAAAGCCAGAAATAGGCGATCTCGACATCGGTGCCGACGCAGTTCTGCGGGACCATGAAGCCGCAATGGACTTCCGCGCTGGTATCGTCCAGGCCAAGGCCCGCGTAGTCGTTGTCGCGGTCCTGCGGCGCTGCGTGCGTGGTGTAGGGGAATTGCATCGAGATCGTGACTTCGTGCGGGATGCGAATCTGCACATGCACCAATGAAGTGCTGAGTGCGAATCCAACCACCTGCATAAGGTTCTCCGCGCCGGTAGGCCGCGTCTCAGTGATGTTGCCCGCCGTAGCAGCCGAGAGCATCTGATCCGCGCCCTGGGTGTACGGAGCGTCGATGTCTTCAATGATGCCTTCCGTGGCGAAGATGCCAACGTCGGAGGCTGCGAAGGAGTTCACCGCGAACGCTTCCGCGAACTTCGTGTTATCGGTCGCATCGGCAAGTTCCCAGTCAGTCCCGTCGAAGTAGACCATGTCGCCGGCAACGACCGCAGTCGAGCCAACGGTTCCAGTGAATACGTTCCTTGCATCGTTTACTTTCGGGTCAACAGCCATTTCATTCTCCCATCAGTCTCATCAGCCTATGCCGATCTCACTGGCGTCTATTTGTTCTAAGCTATGCGGCCGAATCTATCCCTGCAAGTCCCGCGCACATCTTGGCGCTCCAGAGAACGGCCTGGATGTACACGACCATGCGGTACAGGTTCTCGTTCTTGTTCTCTTTGATGCCAAGTTGCTGGATGTCAGGACTGAGCACCGGACCGTTGTGCAGGACCGTGTAGCCCTGCTTGTCCTTGCCGAACTTCAACGCGAAGATCGTGGTCGCCGTGCTGGAACCCCAGCCGCCCGAGTTCTCGTACTGTTCGGAGTTGGTGATGAAGTCGTTGACGATGATCGGAATGCCGTTGTACGTGAGCACCTGGTGCCCGAACATGTCGATCTGGTCCATGACCACGCCGGAGCCGCTGGCCCGAGAAAGAGCCGTGACCTTCCGTCGCATGGTCTTGTTCATCATCAATCCGTCCGGCAGGCCCTCTTCCACCATGTCAATCATGGCGTCAAGCCTGTCCAACGTGAGTTCCGTCTCTGAACCCGCTATGGTTGAAGGCGTCGAGCCGTCGTCCATCATCAGAAGTCGAGAGTCGGTGATGAGCAGGCTGGTCAAACCCTCCCACTCGGTTGTGGTGGTGCCTGGGTCCCCGGTGATGATCAGGTTGGCGATCTTTCGTCCAAGCGATTTCGCCATGCTTGAGAACAGCACCGCTTCCTGACTCTGTTGGTCGGAACGGGTCTGGAGCACATACCTGTCCAAAGGCGACTGCACACCAACAATCTGGAGCGCCGCCGACTTCTGGGTGAAGGTAGGTTCCGTGTCCTGCCATGTGTCTCCCACCTGGTGAGTGGCGCTGGCGGGAAGTGCGTTCTCTCGGTTGTACAGCAACGAGTTGCCTTCCATTGACTCGAAAGACAGGAAGGGCATGAGTGCGTTGGCTGTGATGATGTTCTCGAAGACGCCTGCTTGGAGTGCGTCCGTCGAGAGTTTTGCCATTTCAGATAGAGTCGGCATCGTCGCTCCTATTTCGCTTCAGCGGCGCGCCTGTCAAGCTCATGCTGTATCTTCTGCGTCGGCGTCAGGTCTCGCCAAGAATCGGATGCTGTCCCGCCTGCGGCGTCGCCAAGGTCCATGTCGTTGACACCGGCCTCTTTGAGCGCTGCGTTCTTCGCTTCCGTAGCCGCCTTCTCAGCGGCCTTCCTGGTTATCGCTTCCGCCGCCGCGCCCTTCTCACGGATGGAAGACCTGAACCTGCTTTGAAGCAAGATCAACGAGGTGATGTCCCCGAAAGCGTCGGCGTCATCTGGGTCGATGTACGACTTCTTCGCCGTTTCCCACTCTGTCAGGAGCGGGCGAAAGTCCTCTGCTTCCAGATCAACGCCTGCCGCTTCAGCGTCTTCCTTGATCCCGTTTACGAGCGCATCATGCGACACAGCCATGTTTCGCTGTTGCCGCCGCACGTTCTGCGCTTGAGCTTGTTGCGCGACTTCTTCTGAGACTGCCTGGAGTTCAGGATTGCTCTCTGCCTGCGCATTCAACACAGCGCCGAGAATCTTCGTCACTCCGGTTAGACCGTCTCCCAATTCCTGGAGTTGTACGTCGCGGTCTTCCTGCTTGCGGACATTGCCCTCACGGGATCGAAGATCGTTCTCACGCTTCTCAATGTTGTCAGTCTTACCGCGTAACTCCTCGTAGAGAGTCTTCCAGTCTTCAGTGGATTCCTCAGTGCTCTTAGCGACTTCCGCTGTAGATTCTTCCGTCTCTTTGGAATCGTCCACTGTTTCCGCGCTAAGGGCGTTCAGAGTGTCCAACGACGATGACTGTTCACTTCCATCCGTTACCATCCTGCCTCCTGGATTCTCAGCCTTAAGCTGATCACCAAATAAAAAGACCCCGAATGGGGCGCATTCACGCCTGTCGGGGCCGTTGAGACCTATTCGGGCAGCACGCTGCCTTATTCAGTTGTTATCCGAGTGTACCTTTGGCCTAGCGAAGCTGTCAAGTTGCAACGCCACTGTGTGGTACTCGCCGTGCTTGCGAATGCGGATGATGAGCTTGCCGTCTCGCATGGTCGCCATATGCTGAGTGCCATGGCAATCGCACATCACTGGAGTGTTCATTATCGCCGAATCACCAATGCTTGTCTGTTTGTCACGATGCCGCCCTGGGCGCGCCTGAGCGCTCCAACATCAAGCCCTACAAACCCATTCTTGGGGTCGTCAATATATCCCCACTTATACAACAACCCGTCAACTTCCGCATCGCTAGTTCTAATATCCACCTTTTCTGCTTCTGTAGTGGCCAGAACGGCAGCGAAGAAAGGGTGCGCCCTCAAGAAGCTGGCCTCATCCTTTATGCGTAGGAATTCTTGATATGTATCCAAAAGGCCGCGTTCCTTAAACTTATCCCGTTGCTTCTTGAAGTATGCTTCGGCTAGGAAGTCTCTGTCGTCAAGAAACTCTTGGATTAGCGGTTCGTGCTGGGCGATGCCAGTATTGGCTTCAACCCACGCCTCCTGGGCTGGCGTCCACTCTTCTTTTAGATCCCGCATGATGCTGTCCAGCAACTCGAAGACCATTCGCCCAGAATCGCTCGTAGCTTCATCGAAAGCATTGTAATATTGGACCACGGCTCTGTCGTTGGGGTTGTCAGGCAAATCGCCGTCCTCTTGGAATATCTGGAAGTTCCGGTCAGTGGCAGCTCTGTCCATTGCCGCCTTCTTCTGAATCTCCGCGTACTGGTCTCGGAACGCGTCTTCGTTCACAGCCTTGGGGTCCGTTGAAGGCAGGCGGAGTTCAGTGACCAATGCCGCTTCTTCCGCACGACGATTAGTTGTCGCTTGGTCAAGTTGTGCGAACTTGATCGCGTTTGGAATCCCTTGCCGGACTTGCCGAGCCTGCTCTTTCTTGATCGCAGCGGCTGAGTCTGGGCGAGCCGCATCGTAACGTTGTCTGTCGCGAGGACCAAGGTCAAAGTACGACTCAACACGTGACCCGTCAGAGGTCGTGACTTGATTCTCTTCCGCCCACATGCGAACAGAGACATTCCGAGCTTGGAACGGTGATTCGGGCTGAATGTTTGAACCAAGGAACTGGGCTGCCGACTCTTCCGCTATGGCTGTTGGACGTAATTCTCGTCTGACTCCGCTGATAGCTGCGCCGATGGTCAATGGAGCCATGCTTTCGGCCTCAAATGCCAATGCGCGAAGCACTTGCTCAGGGCCGTGTCCTTTGCGAATCTTGCCGTCCTGGAAATCGCGATTCATTAACAGGCGAATCTGCGCCTGTAATGCTGGACCCGTGCGGGCTAACCCAAAGTCTATTACGTTGGCGAACGGCAATGGCACTGGCGCGAAGTCAACCTTACTGGGCGTTATCAAGCGGATGATGCTCCTGTATGGCCCGCCTAGCGGTATGCGACGATCTCCAATGATGATGTCGCCGTATTTTGAAGACAGCGGGTTGGCGGATTGAGTCGCCGCAAGCCACGGGTCGTCGCCGCGCAACAATGCGCTTATAGAGGCTGTTGTGATCGCCAAGAACTCGGTGGACGCCGTATACGTCAACGCAAGCCTAACCGCCAGTTGTTCCTGCGGGGACAAGGACTGCCGCAACACCAGCTTCGAGAACCCCGTAGCGGCCTCCGTCACCAACGCGGCAGGACGTATCAGGAACGACACTGAGGTTGGAATGGACCGAAGCGCCGCAGCCCGTGCGCTGGACAGTCCTAGACGACTTGGATTCCATAGCGGTGTGACTTTCGTTGCCATATCGGCGGCAACGACCTTGGCCGCATCTCCAGTGACGCCGCCTCGCGCTAGGATCTCCAATTGATTGTCGTATGTTGATTTCATCGCACGGAGCAGAACAGAGAACATGCCCTCATTGGCTTTTGTGAAGCCTGGAATCTTTCGGAGCAAGCCACTGGTGAATTCCTGCGGCACCCCAGATGCTATCTGTTGTCCACTCCAAAACGCCAAGTCTCGATACCCTTGTAAATCCTCGTTAACTGCCTTAGCCAATGTCTCGGACCGGAAACTGCGAAGCAGATCGCGCGACTGAGCACTGTGTTTCCCCGCGCCGACAAGTCGCTGGATAGCCGTCTTAGGAGAGAACATCGCATATAGCGGGAGTTGGATGCCTGCGATGGGCGACAAGTCCCCCGCAAAGGCGGTTCCTCTGACTTCCTCAAGGAATCTCGACACAATATTGGAGCCGCCC